TCTCCACTATGTATAACTGCAACAGAACAATTATCTTTTTTAGCAGTAGCCATAACTATAGAATTTTTAAAACTAAACCCCTCCGCTACTAATGTTTTTGAAGCATAAGCTCCTTTTGTCTCTAAAGAGCCTGTAACAATTTTTATATTTAAAATTGTTAAAACATCGTAATCAGATTTATGTTCAATTTTACATAGATTTTCCAGTTATTCTTTTTGAGCCATAATAATAATATTTAGAACATTGTTCCCCGTAGCAATTGTATCTGGCCATCTTTTTGTTACAACAGAATTATCAAGAATAACAGCACTAAATAAAATTTGATTAATTATATCTTCAGAACTTACTAAAATTATTGCATTTGATATTTTAAAAGGTAGTTCATAAATATATTTATTTGCAGAGTAATCAACTCTTTTTCTTAAAGAAAGAAATACTTGCTTATTAGAAAACTCTAATATATTCCAATCTTTTAAAGAATAAGAACTATATAAATTTTCCACTATGGAAAATTTAATCAAATATGAATCTGTAAATAAAACCGCTGGAACTAGATATTCAAGTTTAATTTTTTCTAAAACAGGAAACGTTTGTCATGTTTTTCTAGATATCCCTTCAGGAGTGTCAAACACTATAAATGATGGAACTTTGTTATTTAATTTTCCAGAAAAATATAGGCCAAAAACTTTTAATTTAAAAATAATAATTTCTAATCCAAGTGGGCGAACAGCAAGAACTCGTTATGATGCAAATACAGGAAATTTATATGTTTTATCAAAATTAGATGTAGCTGAAAGTATGTACTTAGATACTTTCTATATATTAGATTAATTTAAAGATTAATAAATCTCTCTGTCTACAGACATAATCGCAGTTACTTCTCATAATGAGAACTATATCACTTGTTGTCAAATATACGATTGTAGATAATGTTACATTAGTTTCTCTTCTACTATTAACAATTGGTATATTAAAATCGTGTCTTGTAAGTAATTCAGAATTTTTTAATATTTTTACAGCTTCAGATGTATCAACAGTATTTGTAACTCTTTGAGTTGCAGATATAAAGTATAAGCCATTTTCTGTAACTGAAAATTTCTGATTCAAAATATCTGAATTTGAGTTCTTAAATACTAAAGAAATATTTCCGCTAATTTTTGCATTATCTGTTGAAAAATTTCCATATTTTGTGAATAAATTTTCCAATCTCTTACGATTTTCCCATATTGATAGTTCTTCAAAGTTCCCATCTGGAACACTTACTCTTCTGCTTTGAGCTTCTTTACAAATGTAGAATTTTTTGTTTCCCGGAAAATAATAAACGTTACCTTTTACTGCCTCTGTTAACGGGAATTTTCCATCTTCCTTTCCAAGAGCTGAGACTACTCTATCATCAATTTCTTGAGCTGTTCCTGTGTATCCTCCATTTTGTGTATAGTTAGCTTCTAAGAATTCTTTTGTGATGAATAGATCTTTTCCAACTCCTTCCACAATTATAGACTGAGCATTAGATGCGATTAAGTTAAGTTTCAATTCTATCTTAAAAGGTCCATCTGTCTCTGGTGGAATCCAAGAAGTTTCGTCTCCATCATTCATGTAATAGTACATTATCTCTTGCCCATTATCATTAACAAACACACCTATTTCTCTTGGATAATACCCTGTTCTAAGACTCACATTATCAATGTTTGTAGTCAAAATAACTGTGTCATGTTCCTGGTTTAGAGTCAATATTCCTTTTTCAACTTTTTGATTAATTAAATGCCCTAATTCAGCAGGATTATCATAGTTATCTAGTCTACCATCACCTATTTTAATCTTAGAAAAGTTAATCGGCTTGTTTTCGGCTTGGATTTTAGCCAAGTATTCTCTACCTTTTTTAGTTATTCCATTGAATTTCATTTGCTAATACCTCCTATAACTTGTTTATATACTTTTATGTAAATAGCATTATTTACAGTAAAGTCTTTCTTTTTGTTTTCTTTAGTTGCTAATAATGTTACTTCTTTAAAACCAGATATGTAGTACTTAGATGTGTTTATCTGCTTCAGCTCTATATAGTCTAAGTGGCTTCTAACGTTCTTATTAGCTTCTATGTTTTCCATTAATTCTCTATACTCTCCAGGATCTACTATTTTCTTATCCGTATAGATTCTAAAAGTTCCAGGTCTACCATTGTAAGCAGTCCATTCTTTTACATCAAAGCCTTTGTACAATAGACCACACACATCTTTTAATACCTTAGTTGTACCCATATTAATTTTAGAAAATATAGCCCTCTTAACTATTTTTTTCTTTTCTTCAAGAGTTGCATTTTTAGTATATATAGAGTATTCCCATAGCAACATATTAATTTCTTGCTCATTCATTAAATCTATCATTTCAAGCTTTTTTAATTCACTGTTTATGATAGAGTTTCTGCTTCTCAAGACATAGTCTATAGATTCATATATCCATTTTGTTGTAGCATCATCAAGAGTAGATACAGCAGCAATGTCTGTTAATTTCAAGTCATCAATTAATATCATACGTCTTCAACTCCTAGATAATTGATTACTACATTGGTATTACATTTAGCGAACTGATGTGGCTCTAGCTTTTTGTAAACTGGAGATGTTATAACAGTTCTCTTTACTCCAGCAAGCTTTAATCTTTTGATAAGTTCGTCAGGTATGATGTCTCTTCCTAACTTATTTTTTTGCCATTCTATGTATTCATTTACTACTGTTTGTACCTTAGATTTTATAGAGTTGATATTGATTTCATCAGCTTTATTTATGTAATAATCAAATTCAACTTTGTAATCTACAACTTCAGGGCTTTTTATAGTAACCTTATCTGTTAAAGGTCTTATTTCATCAGAATTCACAACCTTTAAAACTTGATTTCTCAATTCTTCAGAAGGAACCCCATCTTTTGTAAGTACATAGATATCAACTTCGCAAGGGTTTGGACTCTTAACAGTAACATCAACTATCTCTGGAGATGTCGATAAAGTCCAAAATACATAAGCCCCAACTGACCCTGCAACAGAAAACGAGTCAGGTACAAGTCTTAATCTCTCTCTATAGACCTCGTCTTCTTCCAAGTCTGTACCACCATTTGAAATAGTTATATTTTCTACTTTAGAAAAGTAAGGATATAAGTCAACCATTGTATTGATGTGTCCAACAGGAATATTATTTCCTATTGTTCCTGGTGTTTTACAGGTTGCAATTCCGTCCACAAACAAAGTATTTTCTGCAATAGAATACTCTTCATTTGTCTCAAAATAAAGGTCATTATACCTGATTAAGCTTCCTTTTGGGATAACTATTTTCTTTTGTTTAGCAGATATGATATGGAATCTAAAAGTAGCTTTAGCATATTGCTCTTCTAGTCTTAATCCTCTATCTCCATACCTATCTCCCAGTAAATCTAATCTGTAGTCTCTAGCATATTTTAAGTAATTCTGCTTTAGATTATCATTATAGTTTTCTTCTCTCATAGCTATTAGGTATGCAACACTGGCAAAGATAAGCCCTTCTGGAGAGTGTTTAGAGATTTTTCTTCCACTTAACTCTTCGAACTTTTCCTGCATTTGCTGTCTCAGTTCTTCAGCATTTGCATCTAATATTTCATAAGTATCGTCTATCATACAATCACCTCTATTTCTAGCATTATTTCTAAGTCGTTATTTTCTAACTTAAAATCTAAATTTTTAAGTAGTGCCCTTGGTTCATATTTCTTTAAATTAGTCATTAGTAAGCCTATAAGCTTATTTTTAATAACGGGAATATTTTTATCAACCATATCACTATCCAAAGAAAAATCTCTCATTAACGGCTGCTCTTCTTTTGTAACTCTTAGAATTATATGTACATTTCTTACTACATCTTCTATCTCATTTTGAGGGTTATAGTTTATTTCATCTTTAGAATTTATAGAAAATATCATAATTTAAACACCTTCTTTTGCAGATTTTTTACAGTGTCCTCATACTCAACTCCAAGAATAGTCTTAGCAGTTTGTCTGTACTCTATCTTTTTTTGATACTGTAAAGGGTCGTCTACATACTCCAGTAAAGTTATATCTAAGTTAATATAGTCAAACTCTCCTGTTGCAGCATTGAAATGCGATAGTGTTTCGTCTATTCCAGTTATTAGAAATGGAAACTCTCCAATGACGTGATATCCTAGTATTAATGGAGCATACCTTCCCAACTCCATAAAGTCTTTTAACATCTGCAGATGTAAACTAGGAGCTTTAGTAAGTCCAGCTATCAATTCTATTGATAAACTAACTTCCATAAGTTCTCTACCTTGCTGTCTTACTTTCCCAATACCATAAATTGGCTCATGTTGAGTTATTTTAGCTTTTCTACTTCTTGATAATTCCTTCTTTAAAGAAAATACATTTAAGTCACTAGCATAAAAAATTATGTCTCCCAAACTTCCTATCATGATGGACCTCCTGTGTTACCACTTCCTGGTTGTATTCCTGAGTGAGTATGCTTATTAAGATTAATGCCATCTAACATAGCAGTACCTTTAGTATCTGTATTAGATTTAAAAGTAGTATCTCCATCAACCGTTAATTTCTTTTTTAACTCAACATCTGCTGTAATAACTACTTTTGTGACAGGAGATAGGGTTAAAACTCCATCTTTGTAAGAATAAAAACCACCATCTGAGAATGTCCTTTTTACTTCACCTTCAGCAATCTCTGAAGGTCTCATAGGACAACCTAAGATGTACCCCTGCTCCATCATATCGGGTAATGATAGAACTATAACTGTTTGCCCTATCTCAAGATGATAATTATCTGAATGTGATTCTGAGAATGGGACCAGGATATTTAACCAATCACTTATCTTATTGTCTCTGTCTGGAAATATAACTCTTGCTTTACCATTAGCTATGTCTATATCATTTACTTCCCCTTGCTTCAAGATATCCAGCATCCTTACCCACCTCCTTTTTTATTTTTAATCTTATTTGCTTTTTTTGTTTCTCTTTCTTTTTTTCTTGTATTTGCAGTTTTAGCCTTTTCTTTCTCTGCTTTATCTCTCTTAGCTTTATCAATTGCTTTTGCTCTCTCTTCTGCATTTTGTCTAGCACCAACTTTAAAAGCTTCTATATCACAAGAGTAGTCTCCATCGATATTGTGTGTAACTTTATCAATTACATATCGTCCAGCAAATCTACCAAAACTATCATCTAGTTCTATAATGCAACCTGCACAGTATTTAACATCTCCATCAACTGTTAAGTTTATAGAGTATTCTTGTTTTAAACTATCCTTTAGAGTTTTCTCGGCCACTTTTTTAGCTTGAGATTTTCCTTTAGTTTTAATCTTTTTTGTCTTAGCTTTTTTAACTCTTTTTTAGTTTTTGTTTTATCTGCTTTCTCTTTAAAAGCTATATATCCTCCATCATCAAGCATTTTTTACCTCATTTCTTTTCTCAAGTTCTTCTTTAGTAATTGTCTCTACAATGTGTTTCTTCTTATCTGCATCATAATAACTAACCTCGACTTTATCATAAACTCCTTGATTCTTTTTCTTTAGAGTAAAGTTTCTAATACGAAAATCTTTAATATTAAAGATATCGATATTATCGTTATCAATTAATGCATCATCATTAAAAACTATTAGCTTGTCATCAGTAACTTTTAAACTTAGAGCTGTTTCAGATAGAATTCTTTTTAAAAATCCTAAGTCTGTTTCTCTGTCCTGGTCTAATCTATCAAAGAAGGCATTATCACAATGCAGCTCATAACTTAACTCATGTTTAGTTGCTATTTTAGATAGAAGTTCTGATAGAGTTATTTTCTCCCAAGCTACACTATTAACCTGCTCTCTTATAGTTTGGTCGAGAGGTAATGCCAGGCATTTGAGAGAAAGTCTTTGATTATTAAAAGTAGGTTCATCTACATAGAAAATACCTAAATCCAGGAACTTAGATTTCCCATTTTCATTCTGCTGGATTCCTACTAAGAGTCTTGAATTTTCATCAGGATACCATTCGTTGAGCCATCTATAATCTAAATTTTCCAGGTCTAACTCTAAATCATCTACAGCATTTTTTGAGTTATCTGTGTAAGTCATAGAAGAGATACTGGGTTGTATTTCTTCAGTTATATCTACTCCTTCATAGAAAACTAATATCTTTATATTTCTTGCTATCCCAATTACACCAACCTCCTTTTTACAATAAAAAAAGAGCAGATGTTTCACTGCTCTTAGTGTTTATTAATTAGTTAATCCCATTTTGTTTAATTTCATTAATTTTTCTTCTATTTCTGCTTTTTCTTTTAACAAGTTTGCTTTTATTCTTGTTGCTTCAGCTATCAAATGTTCAAACTCATCATTTGCTTTACCTTTATATTCAATCAAATTATTAGTTTTAAAATAATTATCTATAAAATCTTTATATTTGTTATAAAGCCCATATCTTTTACATATTGATATAACATTTGGCTTGTATAAAAGACTTATAGCTGAAACAGATGAATAATTTTTATTAGAATTCTCTTCTTTATATGCTTTTAAATTATCAAATTTTAAGGTAAGTTTTTTTCTTTTTGCATACCAATGAAGATTAACATCAGGCACACCTATCATTTTTGATAATTGCTGAAGTTCTAGTACTGGCTGTCCTCTCCAAGTAGTAGGTTTAATTTCTTGTACTTGAAATGGCAGTTTCTTCTGTTCCTTATTTTCTAGTCCTTGATTTTCTAACTTTTCTAAGACATGTATAACTGCCCTTCTGACAAACTTACTTTCTCTTACTAAAACTTGTCTTGCTTGTGATAAAGTTAAGATAAACATAGGGACTGTACGTCCTGATTTATCTTTGTATGAGCTGGGCAAAATTTTCTGCTCAGTGATTTCCTCAGAAAATTCATCTCTAATTATAGCCAATAAAGTTTTATGAAGAAGTTCTTTTTTAATTCCTTCTTCTTTTCTAAACTTATTTATTTCAGCCAATAATTCCAAACTTGTTATTTCACTTTTTGTAATCAAATTATTTGCCATTTTTATTCACCTTACCTCTTTTCTTTTGATATTTCATACCTTGACCAAATCCAAATTTGAATGCTTTATGTATCATCTCAAAAATTCCTTTTGAATTCTCATAAATTTCTCCAGCTTGTTGAATATTCATACCATAAAAAGTTGTAATGCGCTTGTCATATTCTTTGATTACTTTTTCCATATTTGCATACATAAAAAAAATACCTCCATTCAAAATTATAATTGATAGAAGTACTCCCTTATGATATAATAGATTTCATAAGAGGGAAACTTCTTGTGTAAATAGAGTATTCAAAACTTTCTCAGGGGATTGATACTCTATTTTAATTTTCTAAGTCATCTTTTAACTTCTTTATCCCAATTCTTATAGCTTCTGCTGGTTTGACTTCTTTTTTTAAACAATATTCATCTAAAGTTTTTTTGCTTTCTTCATCAATTCTTACAGTTATTCTATGAGATTTTGGCTCATCTGTTGGACGACCTATTTTTTTTAACAATTTCATCACCTGCCTTTTGTCTGACAGAATTATATAATATCGTCTGACAAAAGTCAAGAGAAATTTTTTATTTCAATATTATTACATTTTATCTTTTCCATGGTGGTAGTTTTGATGTTTCTACAGCACTCGCGACAGGTGTAATTTCAGGTACTATGATAGGAATATTAGAATCGAATACAGCGATAGATAGTAAATTAAGATTAGCTCTCATAAGTTTATGGAAATACTGTTCTGAACCATATAATTTATAGCTTATTAAGTCCCACGTGTCTCCACTCTCTGTTTTATAAACTTTTACTTTTTTCATACTATCGCCGTCCTTCTTTTCTTACTTTGCATTTCTTCAAGTACTCTTTTAACTTCTCTAGCAATATCTGTAGCACTTCCAGAACTACCATTAATGTTGATAGTTATTGTATCTCCACCCACAACTGTTCTTGAGTCATTTGAAATACTTCTAATTCTATCTTTTAAAGACGATACTCTTGAAGATAAAGAACTTCTAGTTTGTGAATTGTTAAGAATTCTAGCTCCTCTTGGTAAATTAGCCATAGCAGGAGAATTTACTAAAAAAGAACTATTGTTCATTTCTACAAGTTCAGCTCCTCTTTCAGCAAGAGTTGTAAGTCCGCCACCAAAGTAGTTAGTACCTGAGTAGTTTTGGGCTACTTCTCCATCTCCTTTAAACCAGTTAAAAGGATTTAATTTAGATCCAAAGTTTTTAACACTTTCCCATTTATTGTTCAACCAATCAAAAAAACCACTGAAAGCTTCTCTGATTTTGTCTATGATAGCTGTAGCTCCATCTTTCAATCCATTCCAAGCCTTAGATTCAACTTCAATTAAACTGTTGAATTTATTTTTAATCCACTCCCATGCATTAGCAAAAGCATTTTTAATAGCTATCCAAACTGCGTTAACGCCATTTCTGAACCACTCGCATTTTTTATATAAAAGAATAAAAACTCCTACAAATGGGATAAACATAACGCTATATTCTTTAATTTTAGCCCATATTTCTTTAAATTTAGTCTTTATCCAATCCCATACAGATTTAAGGTTATCTTTCACAATTTTCCACACATTCTTAACTATAAGACCTACTCCTGAAAATATTTTCTTGATTCCATTTACTACATTGTGGAATCCTTCTTTTATCATATCTCCATTTAAAGTAAATATCCCAACTACAATCTTACATAGCCCTTTTATATATTCTACAAATCCCCCAAAGATAAGTTTAACTCCATTTCTGAACCACTCAAACTTCTTATATAAAACCACAAAAATAGCTATTACCGCTACAATTGCAACTATCAATAAGCCAACAGGATTTCCAGTAAATACAAGTTTTAAAGCTGTTCCTACTAATTTCAATACGCTTATAAATTTTCCACCTAAAAAAGTTCCAATCTTAGAAAATGTTCCAAAAAGTTTACTAGCTAGTGGAAACATTTTCTTTAAAGCAAAGAATATACCACCCTTGCTCTTGAAAGCACCAAACTTATATAACCAACCTACTCCTTTTGCAAATGGTCCTAATAATAGTTTGTTAGCAACACCCATACCTAAATTCATTGCCGCAAATCCAGCAACCATCTTAACTATAAAAGCTACTAGCTTAGGATTTTCTTTTATAAAATTGGCTATCTTACCTGCAAACTCTTTCAATGTATTTAAAGTTTCTTTAAGTTCTGGAGCTATGCTCTTTCCAATATCTGCAAGAGCATTAAAAGCATTGTTCCTAAAAATTTTTAATTGATTAGTTAAAGTGTTTAATCTGTCTTCATACTCGCCATTAACCCTTTCATTTTCAGATACTGCTTGTTTTGCTTTATCTAATTTTTCCTTAACTCCATCTAAGTTTTCTGATAATACTGATAATCCGTTGATTACAGATTTATCGCTTCCAAAGATATCACTGATTAACGCTGACTTGTCCGCAACATTAGAATTCTTAATCTTTTCTAGTACTTTTAAGATAGTACCTTCAGCATTTTCAGCCATTTCTTTGTTTATCGTTTTAGGGTCAAATCCTAGACGTTGCAATGCGTCAGCTTTGTTCTTAGTGTTAGCTCCTTGTGATAATTCAGAATATAGTTTACCTAGCACAGTACTTGTTTGCTCAGCAGTTACTCCAGTAGATATAAGAGATGTAGCGAATGCCATGTTAGATTCTTTAGATAAGTTTATAGACTTAGCAAATCCTCCAGTTCTTGCTGATACATCTGCTAGTTGTGCAGCTGTAACAGAGTAGTTATTAGACAGCATATTAAGAGTATCCATATATGAGAAAAGCTCATCTTTAGATAAATTTAATTGCTCTTTTGTTTTGGCCAAGAATGTTCCTGCTTCATCTGTAGATATATCAAAAGCCACTTTCATTTTTCCAGCCATATCCGAATAAGCTACTATGTCTTCTCCTGCAATTCCTGATTGTGCTAAACTTCCTGCTATTTCATTAATTTCTATTTGAGACAAAGGACCATTTTTAGATAATTCAGCTAAATCATCATAGTATTTCTCTGCTTCTTTCCCTAGTATTTTTCTTAAATCTGCTTGAGACTCTTCTACGTCCATATAGAATTTAACTGGAATAGCTAATGCTGCTCCTGCTGCAACACCTCTCCTAAGTTGCTCACTTCCTTTTTTAGAGAACTGGTCTCCCATATCAGATATAGCTTGTGCTTTACTTAGATTCTTTTTCAACTTCTCTTGCTTCTTTAGTTCTTCATTAACTTCTTTTAACTTTTTCTTATAACCTTCTAGCTTAATTCCTTCGTTTTCTAAAGCACTTCTTGCTGCTTCAAAGACATGTTTTTGTCTTTCTTTTTGCTTATTCAATTTGTCTACTTGCTTTTCTGCATTTTTAACTTGCTCTTTAAATTCTGCAGTAACATTATTAGATTTAGCGTATGCTTTTCTAAGCTGTTCTAAATTCTTAGCCGCTTTATTGTATTCAGAGTTAGCATTCTTATATGCTTCTGCAACTTTGTCTAAATTCTCTAGTTTTTTTTGTGTTTTTACTAAATCTTCTGTAGAATCTTTTACTTCATTTAAAGATTTAGCTGCTTTAGATAATATAGCCATTGTTTCGTTTGCTCCAGCAACTCCCATTTGCCAAATTAAGCTCATGTCCTTAGCCATCTACTCCACCTCCTTAGCCATCATTGTTCTGTCTTTCTTCCTCTTCTTCTACAAACTTATTTGCTCTAGCTATCCAGTAGTCAAGTTCATATAAGCTACAATCCAACATAGAATCGTAGCTTACATTAACTTTAAAATAATTAAGAACTCTTAAAAGCTCTGTTATCATATCTAGATAGATTAAGCACCAGTTTCCTCTGCCACTTCCACTATAGTATCCTTCTGAGCCTCTTTGTCTTCCCAACCTTGACTCAAAAAACGCTTTACCCCGTTCACCACTTTTAAGTAGTCTATAGATACTAAGTTAAGCAAGTCTCCATACTTAACCCCAACAGATTTAGCAGCTACAGTTATAGCCCAAGAATCTTCTAGTTCTTTTACAGCTCCAGCGTCTTTATTTCTGGCCTTGAATTCCTTTTCACATTGCATAAAATCTCTTCCTGTCATTTCTTCTACATTTATGTCAAGTTCATTAAATTCTTTTCCACCGAAATTATATGTTTGTGATAACTTTACTTTCATTTAAGTCCTCCTTAATTTAATCCTAAGTATTTTCTAACTGCTTGATTAGCAAGCCCTTGAATTACATTTACATTGTTAAGTACATCTATTTCTACAACTGTTTTTCCGCCTATTTCTAATTTAAAATAAGTTACAGACAAGTCGATAGATGTTTCTAGTTTTCCGCTGGGCTTCATTTTTAGCCCATCCATTTTCTTAATTAAGCCTTTGAAAGTTGCATCTATGCCATAAACATCTGCATTGTGTGTTTCTCTGTTCATAGCCTGAGCTGCACCTTTACATTCAACTAAAATAGATTTCCCATTGTTTATAGTAAGTATCGACTCATCAACACAGTCCATTTTTATTTTAGCTTCTAATTTCTTAAAGTGTCCCATTAAAGGCACTTCTAATTCAGCAGTTAACCCCATTTGCTCAGATGTGACTGTGTCATACTCAATGTTAGGCAATTCCACTTCTGATATTCCAGCAAGGTCATTAGATCCATTGAAATATGTTTCAGCATCTATAAGAGCATTAGGTATTTGTTTTCTTCCCATCTATTTCCCTCCTTATTAAGCTGTTAAGCTTTCAGCAAATTTTTGTAATGCATCAACATCATAAACTTTCTTGAATGTTATAGATTTTGCTCCTGGTATTATTCCAAGTTCTATAGTCCAAGTAATGTCTCCATTTATGATATCTATCAAGCTATTATCTTCAGCATAGAAATTAACTTTAGCAGATAATAGTTGGTCTGCAGCAACAAGAGCATTTAATCTAATATTCATAGATTTCTTCATTGTTTCAGCCATTTTTAAACTGAACTTTTTATCCACATTGTTGAAATATGATATAACAAGTTCATTTCCAATGTATTTAAACATTCTACGACCATAAATGTACTTGTCTTTTGGGTCTGTTGCTAAAGGATTCTTAGCTGTTTCAGAACCCCAACATCTCCAACCTTTAAAGTTTATGGCAGTAACGACACCGTTTTTATTTAAAAAATTGGCTTGCTGTTCCTTATCTAATCTAACCTCTTCATATTTTCCACTTGCATTTTTCCATACAAAAGCATCCATTTTATATGAATAGTTAGAAGGTCCTTGGCTTGGAACTCCATTATTCTCTCCATCAACTTTCATCGATAAAGCAGCATAATGTATAGATTGATAGTAAACTTCTCCAGCAAGTTTGATTTTTCCATATAGCAATACTTGATCATTGCTTAAAACATTGTTAGTTTCTTTCCATTCAACAAGCTCGTTATATTTTTTATCCACTGGAGCATTTATCAATGCTATAGCTTCAAACATTCCACCATTTAATGTTTTAGCTTTAGTTTCCATGATAGCTGCAACATCACTTTCATGAGAGAAATCAGGAACATCTATAAAAGCAGGTAATTCACTATATTTCAAGAAAATTTCGTTTGCTAATTCTAGCCCTGTTCTTTTCATTGTTGTGCTATCAAATCCACCAATAGCCTCTGTTTTTGTAACTTTAGATAAGTCTACTTCTTCGTATTCTATATCTACATTATTTCCAGCTACAGTTGCATAAATTTCTAATCCTTCAGCTGTGTAAACAGTTCTTGCATCTGATATAACTTGCTTTCCTGTTGCATTTTTAACTACTACAGATTCTGGAATTACTTTGTGGCTTGGTATTAACACCTTTCCTTTTTCAAGTGCTTTATTAGCAAGTGTTTTCTTTTCTGATTTATGTGTAGTTAAATCTAAGATATTAACTACATATAGTGGAGCAACAGCATACAACTCAAAGAAAACTTTGATAGCTTGTGATATAGAGAAATCTAAATCATAAGTGTCTCCAAAGTACTGGATAGCTTCTTGATAAGTTCCTATTCTCACAACTTCATTGACTTTTCTATTCTCAGCTTTAACTTTGTGAATTGGTGCTGTTCCAACTATAAAATGCCCATAATCTAAAACCACAGGTAACTGAAAGGCTGTAGCCCCTTCTTGTTGGTATGTACCATGTTTATAACCCATTTCTACCTCCTAAAATTTAATTTATAATAAAAAAGAGGAGCTTTTATACTCCTCTTGGTGTTGATTAATTAGTTAATCCCATTTTGTTTAGTTTCGTTAATTTTTCTTCTATTTCTGCTTTTTCTCTTAATAACTTTGCTTTTATTCTAGTTGCTTCAGCTATCAAATGTTCAAACTCATCTTTTGCTTTACCTTTGTATTCAATTATGCTGTTAGTTTTAAAATAATTATCTATGAAATCTTTATATTTGTTATACATTCCATATTTTCTCAATAGAAATATGACTATTTCCTTATATAAAATACTTATTGAACTTGAAGAACCATAATACTTTTGATTATTTTCATTTTTATATTCTTCAAATTCTTTATTTCTAAGAGTTAATTTATTTTCAAATAACATAGTGTGTATACAATATTTACTTATCCCAGTAATACCCGCTAATTCCTTAACTTCCATAACAGGAACACCTCTCCAAGTAGTAGGTTTAACTTCTGAAAAAGGTAATTTCTTTTGTTGATTATTTTCTAATCCTTGATTTTCTAACTTTTCTAAGAAATGTATAACTGCTCTTCTGACAAACTTACTTTCTCTAACTAAAACTTGTCTTGCTTGAGATAAAGTTAAGATAAACATAGGTCTTTTTTCACCTTTTTTATCTTTATATGTAACGGGGGAAATTTTTCCCTCGTTGATTTCTTCTGAAAATTCATCTCTTATAACATTATTATTTGTTGGCTACTTGTTGGCTACTAGTTACTTTCAAAATTTACTAGTTACTTTTTATTTCTACTTTAACTTCTCTAGTTTTCTTGTTTATCAAATTCTAATTTCATCAACAATAGAATCAAAATATTGATAGTCCTTGTTGATTTTTGGATAATCTTCTACAGGAATTAATAATCTTCCAAGCAGTGGGTATTTTTCAATAAGTTTTTCAATTTCTTCTCCAAAATATACAGTCCCTCTAACAAAGAGAAACTCAGGTAAATCTAGCTTTTTACCTACATAAATATATGTTTTCATACTATCCCCTTCCAAGTAGTTTTGCTATTTTTCTCTCAACTACTTCTGATGTGTCAGGTACTCCAAATACTCTAAACCTACAAACAGAGTAAAAATATGGCTCTGATTCGGCAGTAAAGTATTCTATAGAAAATGGAAAAGATTGATCCACAGCAAATTTTCCATCTACTGTACTTTCATTCAGAAACTCCTTTTTCAAGTAATCTCCGATAGATAAGTTACTTAGGTAATCTTTCTCATCTTCCATTTTAGTGCCTATCCACACTTCTAAATCTACTGGTACATCATAGTTATCGATTCCATTTCTAGTCTGCTCAAACTTAGTAACCCTTAAAATAGCAAAAGGAAAGAGGTCTTTCTCGCTCTTTCCTTCTTCTCTATCTTCATGATTAATTTCTGGCAACAATCCATGATATACTGTAACTTTCTTATCTTTCAATTTCTCTACTAAGAAGTCAAATATTAGCTTCTCTACTTCAATTATCATATCCCTATCACCCTATTTATCTCATGTTCTAATCTTGCTCTAAACTTTTCATCAGCATAACCTTGTAAATATTCTAAAATTGATAAATTACCTAGCATTTGAGGTGCTGAAACTGACATAAGTCTTTTTATAGTTTCTCTTTTTCTACCATTTTTTGTAATGAATTTACCTGTTCTTTCAAAAGCTCCAAGTTTTCCACTCTTATATGCTATAAAAGCATTTGGTAAAGATTTATACCCGTCTTTTTTAACAGCTACTTGAACTATTTTTCCTTTTGTTCTAGTCTTAGGATTTAACTTAAAATGGTCTAAACCTATAACTCTACCACTACTTATGATAGAGCCTGTTAAATTACTTTTACTAGTTTTAAAGATATTAACACTGCTAAGCAATTTACTTTTTTGTGCAAAATAAGACTCCGTTGTCTTTCTGATTTGCTCAGTTTTTACCATCTCAAGTGAACGATTAATAGCCCTTGAAATGCAACCTGGTAACTCACTCTCATACTTTCCAAGAGTATTGATAACTTCATTTATTCCAGTAGCTTCAACTTTAACTCCTATCATTTTTCATCATACCTCGTTAAGTCTATTTCCAATAAACTCATGTCTTCCTTTGTTTCTTCTACTAAATATCTAACACCATCTACTAAGATTTTTTCTCCAGAATGAGGCGGGTATTTAAAGAAAGATTTTTCTATAAATAGAGTCATACCTTCAATAAATAGCCCGTCATTTTCTAAAGATCTAGTTCTGTTTCTCTGCTTGTTCTGAAATCTCTCCGCATCAATAACACAGACAGTTTCTTTTTTTCCTATAGTATGTATGTCTCCAAACTCTTCTAAGTTCAAAAAAACACTAGCAAGGTCATTAGTAACTTCTTCTTTAAATCCCATAGTTATGCCTTTTTAGATTTTTTTGAATTTTTATTAGTTTCTTTAACTTCTGTGTTTTCTTCAGTAGTTTCTTCAACTTCTTCAACTTCTTCAACTTCTTCAAGATTTTCAGTTTCTATTATCTCTTCATTTTCTACTACTTCTTCAGCTTCTACAAGTTCAAGGGATTTAACTCTTTCTATGATATCCGATTCTAAGATATCCACTACTTCACCTGGATTATAAACTATTCCGCAGTAAATCATTGATTGTTTAACTTTTAATTTCATGCTATCCCTCCTTATTTAACTTTTAAAACTTTTATAGCATCAATGTCGAATGGAACAGGTAAAGGTCTTGATTCTGTTCTTACTTCAAGAGTGTTGGCTTTAGTATCCACATCTTCAAAAGGCACTCTTTCAGCAACAATTATCCCCTTTTCTATATCCGCAGCAGGACCGTAGTGCAGAACATTGTTAGATGGTGCAAACAATACTCTTCCTTCTGGAATCATTTTCACTGTGTCATATGTTTTTCCATCTGCTTTTAACACTGAATGTTGAGTTTGGTATGAGTAGATAGGGATATTGTAAGGAGCTAAAGTTCCAATATATATAGCCCCGCTTGCTAACTCTTTAGGATTTATTTGCCCAAAATTAGCATTTTTAATATCTAGTAATTTAGCTATTTTTTCATTTTGAGTAAATAGTCTTGCTGCAACTGGATCCATAACTATATGCTCAATTCTTTGCCCTGTAGTTTCACCTATTAAAGTGATTACAGATTCTATATCTCCTGAAATATCTGCATTTGGCTGATTCCATAATATTGTAGGAGTAATTTCTTGAACAGTTCCATACTCTATTTTATCTTCAATTCCTTCTCCTTTTACTACTATTGAACCTTTGAACAGCAAGTCAATGCACATTAACTCTTCTCTTCTTGAGATTTGTTCTTCAAATTCAGCAAATGATTCACCGATTTTTTTAGCCTTTTTTTCCTCTGGTGACATTCCACCATAGATAGTTTCTCCAGCTGATTTAGTTAAGAAAAGTTCTTGTGCTGAGAAAGTTCTTTTTGGTGCTACTTTTGGAGCACTGTAGTACTTAGATGAATAACTTCTTTTCACTACCTCAGTTCCTGGAATTAACTCAGAAACAAAAGGAGCTACTAATTGTCTACCTTTTCTGTACTCAATTTCCCATTTTGGATATTCATGAGTTTCATGTTTTGCAAAAAACATGTCTCTAATAAATGTCTTTGGTTTTATAACTGACTGGTCATATAGTCCTAAAAATTCTAATAATACTGCCATTAATATCTACCTCCTAATTCTTTTACTATTATTCCTTTTTCTCTAGCTTTTTTGATAAAATCAGCTTTTACTGTAGCTGCTTTTAACTCAAGTCCTTCGAAAATAACTTCTCCAAACACTACAACAGTTGTTTTAGTCTTAGCTGTAGTTCCATCAGCTGTTTCTAAAACTATTCCAAATAAATCTGTTCCATCAGATAATCCTGCACTTGCATTTACCGCTTGCCCTCTCTTAACTGATTTCCCTTGTGGTACTTCTAATTCCATAACTTTGTGACCTGTACCACTCAATAATTGGTCAACTCCGTACTCATTACCTTTTTCTACAAAGCTCATTTTGTACCTCCTGTCTTTTTATTCATATACTTTAAAATATTACATACTGGTATTCCCACAACACTTCCTGAACCTTCTTCAGATCTTGGTGCCACAGGAACAGGTGTTGCTTGACTCTCCTCTTGTATGTTTTTAAGAGTCTCTTTATTCTTTTCTTTTTTGATATTTAATATTTTTAATGCTAAGTTTGCAGCATTAATAGGTTCATTATATTTTGCATTATTGATAATCTCATCATAACCAGCTACATCTAAATCTTCTATTTCTTGGATTCTTTTTCTTTATGAAATAATGCCTTGATTTAGAATTTCTTGATATATTTCAGGATAAGAATTTTTTATTTTTTCAATAGTCATCTCATCTTTTATATATTTTGATGGAACGGGTGGTCTTGAATTAGGGAAATTCTTAAATTTAGAAATATCAAAAGCTAAACTATTTACTATAAGTAAATTATTAACCTTTTGAGGCTTTTCCATTTCTCCAACTATTTCATCAATAAAACCATATTCCTTAGCTTCTTCTGCATTAAACCATTTTTCTTCATCCATAAGAGCCGATAATTCTTCTTTTGTCTTATCTTTAGCTTTTGCTAAGTAAGTTTCTAAGATACTATCTTTAACCTTATCTAAAAGAATTCCAGTTTTTTCCAGCTCTTGCTTATTTCCATAAGCCCAAGTTAATGGGTTATGTATCATAAACATAGCATTTTTTGGCATTTTTACAACATCACAAGCACTAGTTATAATAGTCGCTGCACTTGCTGCAAGACCATCTATGAAAGCTGTAACTTTAGCTTTGTGATTTTTTAAAGTGTTTGCTATTGCCACCGCAGCAAATACACTTCCACCAGGTGAGTTGATATGTACATTTATATTTTCTACATCACCTAGGTTTCCAATTTCTTCTTTGATTGTTTTGTCACAGACATCGTCCCAATATTCATCAGAACCAATAGTTCCATACATTACGATATCAGCACTTTTAGCTTCGTCATTCTTCGTTATGTTCCAAAACTTCTTTGTCATTTTCGGCATTGTTAATCATCACTCCTTTTTCTTCTAATAATTTGTTTTCCTTTGCTAAGATTCTTACATTTTGCTCAAAATCACCGCCGTTGAGCTCGACAGTTTCTTTTGTTCTAGTAGAGAATCCTTGTTGAACTCTTAAAGTACTTGCTTTGACTTCTTTAAGTGGGTCAAGTTGTCCTTGACTCGGTCCATTCCATTGAGCTCCACTCCAAGCTTTTGTTAGCAATGGATCTTCTCCATAGTTCTTCATATCTACTCTACCTAGCAAATATGCTTCTCTTAACCATTCTTCATATACTACTTGTGTAAAATTGCTAGAGAACCAATCTCTTCTCTTTCTAAACATCTTCCAAGCTTCCAATAAAGCCGCTCTACTTGCTGAATAACTAGCAGTAAAATGCTTAATTAGTAACTCATAAGGAACTTCTAAAGCAGCTCCTATTTGTCTTAAAATTGAAGTAACGAAAGGGTCAAACTGTGCATTAGGTCTACCTGGATTAGTTGCAACAACCTTTTCTCCAGGGTTAAGTCCTTGAACTAGACCTGGTGTTAGTTCTATAGTTTCATCGTTAGAACTATCTATTTGCTCAGTTTCATCTAAGACTTCATGATCTGCAATATTAGCCCCTTGAGCATTGTCCTTATCGCTTTCAATAAATATCGCATACATTCCACTTACAACTGCTGCCATAAGTTCTGCATCAGTATATCTATCCAGTTGCTTCAGGGCTTCAATTACTGGAGATAGAATAGGTATACCTCTGACTTGCTCAGGTCTTTCAGCTAGCATTATGTGTAATATATTCAGTTGTTCCTGCTTTCCATAAACTGAAATAAAGTCCGTTTCTACGTTTCCTGACACATCAAGTGGGTGTTTTCTTGCAACATAATATCCAGAAATTCTATTGTTGTTATCAATTTTCACTCCATCAACGATAGTTTCATCATTTTGTAATAAAGAAGGTATCATAACTCTATCAGGCTCAATTATTTGTAGCTTTAAGCTATAGGGATTCTTTGGTGTTTCAAAATAGTTAAATTTTACAAAACACTCGCCATTCAAGAGAATTGTTAAGAATACTAGGTCTTGAACCTGGTCAAAATTCAAAACTCCCATCTGTTCAATCTTGTTATCAGCCCACAATTTAAATTCTTTTTCAATAATAGTCTCAATCGCTTCAGCTTCTTCTTCACTAATTCCTAAAGTTTCATAATCTATAGATGATTTTAGCTTTAATCCGCTTCCGATAACATTTGAATTGATAGTTTTCATAACTCCTTGAGCAACAGGAGCTCCCATATACAAGTCTCTTGACCTTTCAACTAGCTTTTTCCTGTTCTTGTAGATGTCTTTTTTTACACCTCCACCAGTAGAAACCCAGCCTTTCATAGAACTTTTTGTGGTAGATGCTCCGTGATTAGAATATCCTGTGTTCAGAATTTCTATTTTTTTCCTAGCTACTTCTCTTTCAAGAGCCTTTTTTGGATTAAAAAAAGCAATAGTTTTGTCTAATAAATTCATTTTTCACCTCCTTTTGTATTAAAAAAAGAAGATTAAAACCTATAAATCTCTAGGTATTGCTCTTCTCCCTAATTTTTTTCTTCCATTATTATTTAATTTGTCAAGTTCACCCTCCCAAAAAGCTCTACCTTTTCTAATTTCGGATAAATCTTCTCTCACAAGCTCTCTTGTACCAATTTTATAACTTTTTCCAGTTAACACAGCTATTTCTGCCTTTCTATAGGTTTCAATCATCTGTGAACACTCTTCTCTAGTGTAATTCAATTTTATAAACTCACTCCTTTCGATAAAACTCTTCTTTTTGATACTTTCGTAGTCTTTTTCGTAGCTTCAACAGTATATTTTTTACTTAAATTAGGATTTGCTATTTTTAATGCTGCATAAGCATAGTTCCTTAAATCCAAAGGTTCATTTCTCTTAGTTCCTATCACCTTCCAAATAGTTTTTTTTACACCTTTTTCCCAGACAGTAGTCTTAACTTCAGATGTTAGACCTTTGAAATATGCTTCATCATAACCCCTGTCTAAATTGCTTGGAAAGTGCATATACATAGATCCTGGTTCTTCAATTTTTAATCTAGCAAGTATTGTTTCTTTACCAGTGTTAACTCCTAAAGTAAAGAGTGATATTTGCATTCTATTCGTTCTTGATGGTTTGGATACAAATGCAACTCCATCTCCACCTTTTCCTTTTATCCCAAATACTCTCCTAAATTCTCTAGGCTTGATATATTGATATGCTTCTTGTGTATAATGCCCTCCTGTATCTATACAAGTACAAAGGATTCTTATTTTTTCACCATCTGCATACTCAAACTCTGTTTCCAGGAATCTATCTAATTGCTCCCACACATCATTTTGACCAGGAGAGCCTATAAATTGCTTATAGTAAATACCCCAAGACTCTTCTCCTAGTCCCCAACCAACAACTTCAATTTCTAATCTGTCATCTTGAACATCGACTCCAGCAGTTAAAACTTGAACTTGGTCAGGAATTTCTGCAGTATATTCTTCTTTTCTCTTAGAAACATCTAAAAAATCTATCTTTTCCACTTTTTCTTCCCAAGTTTGTCCAAGGCAGGTATTCGTAAATACCTTCATCATTTGCATATTACCTTTTGCAGCTTTAAACTTTTTTATAATTTCTGGCCAGGTAGAAAAAGGACTGTATAATTCTGAAATATGAAAGCCTCTAACACTCCAATCGTCCACTTCTTCCTGTGGTTGCCATATCCCATGAATCATATTTCTTTTCCATTCATGCTCTGATGATATTTCTAAACAATCAGAACATTTATGCCCAACTGGGTCAAATATTATATTTCTCCACTCTAATTTTTGGAATGAGCCACATTTTGGACAAGGTATATAAAACTCTTCTTTTGTCGAATTCTCATATTCTTTCTCAACTCTTGAGTCTCCTTTGATGGTTGGTGTGCTCGTTATAACGATTTTCTTATTCCAAAAAGTTTTTGTTCTTTCTATTGCTAGATTTAAAGGGTCTCCTTCTCCTCCAACATCACTTTTGAATCTATCTACCTCGTCAGCAAGTAAAATTCTCAAAGGTCTACTTGATAGCTCAGCAGCTGAATTACTTCCAACCAAAGTAATATATCCTCCAACAAATTCTTTTTGTAGTTTGGTATCCCTTCCATCAACTTTGTTCAGTATTTTATTTTTTAATTGAGGTGTACTCTGTATCATGTCATCTAGTCTTGTGCTAGAAAAGTCTTCTGCTAAGTCTTTAGTTGGCAAAAGATACATGATAGGAGCAGGGTCATAGTCAGCATAATATCCGAAAACATTCAATAAAATTTCAGTCTTGGATAACTGAGCTCCATACATCATCACAATTTTATATGTTTTTTTGTCCGAAATTGCTCTCATAACTTCCCTTTGAAATGGCACTCTGTCAGTTTTCCATCTTCCTGGTTCAGCTGATGTCTTAGAACTTAAAATTCTACATAAATCAGCCCAAGTATCTATAGTCAACTTTGGTGGAGGCTTCAATGTTTGGAATATGTCTGCAAATAAATCAATTGTTTTTCTTAGACTTGGATTTTCTATTAGATCCTTTTCCTTTGCTTTTTTCATCTTCCACCTCTTCTTCATCTTCCAAGATTATGTTTTTATTTTTAAATAGTTCTGGACTATATTCACTTAATTCTAGCAAAACATCTTCTATAGAACTCAAAACTATATCCTGAATGTCACCCAGATTATCACACCCCACCACCAAAGGTGCTATTTTGTTAGGTACTGCTAACAATTTCCCTTTTAAATTTGTGAGCATAACTGTCATAACTTTTCTAACTATGTCCGCTGAGTGCAGTTCGTTTTTCAATTCTGATATTTTTATAGCTTTCAATTCTATATCTTTAGCTATTTTTTCTGTTTCTTTTTTGAGTTTAACCTCTTTTAAATCTACATCTACCGAACTAGATTCTCTTAAAAATGCTATAAAGCCTTTTACACTTTCAGCCAATAAATATTTCCCTCTAGTTCCGCTTTTCTTAACAATTTCATCCTTTGCAAGCATCCGAATATATCTGTCTGTAACTCCAAATAATTCTGCAAGTTCAGGACTACTGACTAAATTATCCTTTATATTCATTTTCAACCCCTTTCGGAACGGAAATGCTTAAATTTTCGACCAATATTCAAATGAAGTTCGGGATTCGCGAGACCCGCTTGACTTTTTTATTTTCTGAAAGAACCTATTTCACTATTTTAATACCTTTTTATTCGTTTTCTATATTTATATCTATTTTCCCACTCATTAAATCAGGTAAAAGTTTATTTCTTAACTCTTTCAAATAACGATTTTCTTCATTGTTGAAATGATGTAACATAGTTTTCCAAGTTTGCAATGCTATAGTTATTGCAGAACTAAGTTCTTCTTTATCTTTATTTTCCCATTTCAATTCTTTACTTTTTGTTAAACGTATATAGTCTTGCTTAGGCAATTCAAAATCAAGTTTTAAAATATTTTTTATAGTATTATTTATTTCTACTACAGTTTTATCTCCATTATTAGCCGTTTCAAATATTTCTAAAAATCCGAGTTCTTTTGCCCATATTTCATTGATTGTAAGTTTATTTTGGTTTTTCTGAGACATTACTCTTTGTAAATCTTTTATTATATCTTCATAGCTTCTACTTTTTGATGTCTCAATTTTTATATTTATATATCTGTTTGTTTGCCAAATTTCATCTTGAATTTCGCTATTTTTTATATGCTTTGAAAAATTTTCTATATCCTTTTTTTCTTCAATACAAGATAAAATAGTTTTTATTTGCTCGTCAGAATAGGTTTTTAACAATTTTGTGTAAACTCTATTTTTAGTATGATCTTCTCCTTTTTGTTTTCTTTCCTCTTCTGTGAAAAAATCTTTACAATTTATAAAAGAAATTTCATTTGAATCATCAAAAAATAATACTGTAGTTGGTATAGATGTGCTTTCAAACATCTCATCAGGATTAGAAATCACTGCTCTTATCTTATTTTTTTCTTTTAAATATTTTCTTGCTTCTGCTTCATCTGACGATGAAGTTACTCCGTTTGGCAAAATAAAAGCTACTTTTCCTTGAACTCTTTCAAGCATTTTTAAAATAAATACAAAGTTCATATTTTTTAACTCTACTTCTTCTTTATATTCACCTTTCAAATTAAAGGGAGGATTAGAAATTCCACAATCAAAATTTGGATATTCAAAGAACATACAAAATTCTATTTCAGAAAATTTTTCTCCTTTTGTTAGTTTATAAACTGCTTTTCTCTCACTAGTTAAAACATTTCCATTTATTACATAACCTTCAATATTTCTAATTTTTAGATTAAACAATAGAAAAGGAATTAGATTAGTGTCTAGTTCTTCACATACAAACTTTAAATTTTTATTAGTTATCCATTTTTGAATTGTTAAAGCTCCACTTCCAGAACACATATCATAACACCACTCTTCAGTAGTGTTTTTTGTTAGCTCTGCAACTAATTTTCCTAAGCTTTTTGGAGTGAAATCTTGTTTCTTATCTTTTCTATCTGCCATATAAAATTGCCATATTTTTTGCAAATAGTCGGTTTCTAAGTCTCCATTTACTAACTCTATAAACTTTTCACAATTAGAATTATTTAGTAAATCTATTTTAAAATTTTCTAGATTGCCGAAAATATTTTGAAACTTTCCTGTTAATTCTTTTAATTCCATTCTTTCTCCTGTTTTATAATAAAAAAAACTCTCGTAGAGGACGTATCCTATTCATTTAAGAATCACGAGAGTATTGATATTTAATGGTGTGCATATTGGATTCTCACCAATGAAAGACATTCGCCGTCTAGCCAGGGTATTAGCCCGATGCACCATATTTTGACTTTTTTACAAGAGTCAATAACTTGTTTGTTTTAAACTTTCGTATATTAACATTATATAACATATAAAAGTTCATTACAAGGGCAAAAAAGGTGCAAATTAGGTGCATTTTAAAAGAAATTTTTTATTAAACCTTTTAAAAATTCACTATCAAATATAGAAAAACTCATAATTTCAACTAATTTATTCCTATTTCTTTTAATTGTTGAAGTATCTACACTAAATTTTTCTGCAACATCTTCCATTCTTAATTTTTCAAAATAAATTAGTGGTATTATATCTTTGTACTTTTCACCTTCTATTGAGGATAATCCATAATCAATTAAATTAATTCCATATTCAAAAAATTCTATTTCTTTTAATCTTTCCTCTTTTATTATTTCCCTTTTTTCCATTTCACTTAAATTCTTATTATTAACTGCTTTTATTTCCTCAATAGAATATTTTTTCTTAATTTCAATATTATCTAAATTATTTTTTAAATATTCTATTCTGTTTTTATAATATTTGTAATTCTTTAATAATTTGATAGTTTTCTCATATGGTGTTAGTGTATTTTTACCTGGGCCATCATTTTCTTTTAAAACTCCTAATTGTTTTTTTACTTCAGTTTGTATTGCTTTTTTTATATCCTCTGTTATCATTTATCTACCTCTTCACTCCAATCTTGAATTTTTACTTTATATTTTCCTACTTGTACTTACTTATATTTTAGAAAAAATAAAAAAAATCACATTTATTAAAAACAACTAGACTTATTTATCTAGCTATTCTTAATAAATGCGATTAGAACTTTCCCAACATTTAATTTATATTTTATTTTCCATATTAAACTATTATTTCTACTATATTTCAATAGGTATGGGTTTTAAAATTTTATCTTCTTCTACCATTTGATATACTTTTATTTTCTTAGTTTTACATATCTCTATAATTTCTTTTTTATTTTTCTCTTCCATACATTTTCCTAAATATACGGCTTTTGGTGGAATAACCTCTCTTAGCATTCCTAAATTTCCACCAACTTTTTCAAATCCTCTTTTATCAGGTAAATCCTGAGTAAATAACTTAAACCATCTCCACTCATTCTCAAATGAAAATTGCTCCAACTTTGTTAATGTGCCTAAAAATAGGAGAGGTGGTAAAACTACACGATAATTAAAATTATTTTCTAAAATTCCATTTAAATACTCAATCGGAAAAAATTTATCAGCATCAAAAATATTTTCTTTATAAATAACAGGACATATATTTTCTATGTGGTTATCATTATTTATAACACTATTTTTTATATATTCTTTCTGTAATTCATCTAAGCTATATTCTTGGCAAAAACCTCTATGACAATAAGCATATTGATCCCACATTCTGGCATTTAAATTTGTTTCTGTAAAACAAGTTACCATACATTCTTCTCTAAAATTACTTATTGTATTTTTTATTTGGCATAATAAATTTTTATCTACTTTTACCTTTTCTTTCCATTTCTCACTAAAATGCAAGGCACTATCATATTTATCCTCAAAATTAATTGCATATTTAAAAAATAATTTTGAACATTTTAGATTTTCAATTGAGTAATCATCTACTCGGGAATATTTATATAAAAAATTCTCTTTATTCACTTCTAAATCTAAAGCATTTCTTGAAATTTCTGGGAAATTTTTTAAGAAAGTTCTATTTACAAAAATGCCCCCATTAATATCTTTTTGCCAAAAATTTAATTTTTCTAATTCATTAAATTTTTCTTTAAATTCTTCTCTAGTCAAAGAAATCACCCCCTCATAATTATATTTCTTATAATTATAAAAGTTTTTTATTTAAAAGTAAAATTATTTTTCTAATGAAAAATTTTTTTCATAAAGAATTTTTATTATTTTCCCATTTTTTACTTTTATTTTATAATAGCCATCCCCAGAATTTTCAATTATCTCTTTTAATTTTTCTAAATTTTGCATTCTAACTCCTCCACTTCAATTATAAAATAATCTCTCTTACACCCCATATTTTTTATTGAACTTAGCTCATAGATTAATTTATCATCTTCGTATAGAAAGCCATTAAAACAATCTAATATAGATTTAAAATAATTATCTAAATCTTTTGGTCTATTTCCTTTAAAATATAACTCTATTTTTACTCTAACTTTATTAGAAAATGTTTTATATTTTTTAGTTTTTATAAACCATTGTACTGTTTCTCTGAACTCTGTCCCTTTTTTACTAAGCCTCAAGCCTTTTCCAAATTTATTTATTTCCCAATGTTCATTAACAGAATCTGGTTTATATGGAATTTCAAATCTTTGCTTCATTAATTCACCCTTAAAAATAAAATTATTATTAATTCAACTATTGCAATTGTAATTACTGTTTTTAAAAAAAACTATTTACATATAAATCAATTTTCGCAATATCTAACTTCTTTTGGATTTCATAATTATCTTCTCTTAAGTCAAGATATTCTATTATTTGATTATTAATATATCTTTTATAAGACTTATTTAATTTTCTTAAAAATTTTATTTCTCTTTTTTTATTTTTACTCATAATGGTTTAATTCACCTCAGTTATAGAATACTCTATAATTTCTAATTTCTTTCCAGCTTCTTTATAATTTTCTCTCATACTTTTACAGAATTCTATTTGTTTTTCTTCCATTTCTTCATCTGTCATATGTTTTTCTCTGAAAATATGATTATTTATAACCCTTACTTTATTTTCTTCTTTAACTCTAAGTTCTAATAAATATTCAATCATTTTTGCCCTCATTTTCCAAAAAAGCTTCATGCATCACTATCAAAAAGATCCCTTTCATATAATTTCTTTTTAGTTCATTTATATATTTTTTCTTTCTCTCCATATCTTTTTTCAAAAATCTCTTTGGTTTTTTCATTCTTTGATTTTCTCCTTTTTATATTTTCCATTTTTGTAGTCATTCAGTTTTTCAATATGTTTATCAAAATCTTCATTTGTTAGTCCTGTTAAAAGCAACAGATTCAAAGTAGCAGTTATGAGATCCAAAGCTTCAGCTTTAAAATTATCAATATTCTTAATAAAACTGTGACTCAAGCTTTTTACTTCTACTTCATTTAATAGCTCTTTAAACTCTTCTTTTACTTTCTCAAGCTGAGCCAAAGGAGTAGCATAAGCTATTGATTTATAGTTTTTTAATTTATTCAAATTTATAACTTTTTTTTCTTCTCTATCTTTCCAAATATGACTTTCTAAGAATCCTTCAAATCCTTTATAAGTTTCTACTATGTCAAGATAACCTTGTAATACACTTTCTCTTTCTTCTTCATTTAAATTATCTGAGGCATTATAATAAACTTCACTCGTATGCTCTTTACCAAAAGATAAGTATTTCACCTCTATATTGTATCTAACCATTTTTACTCAACCACTCCTATTAAGTTTACAACTTCTACATCAGAAACATTATAAAAATCAGGTCCACATTTAAATTCTTTTTGAAAATCTAAAACAACTTTTCTTAGTCTTTTATCTAGTATTTTTTCTTCTTCTTTTGTCAAATTCATATAACCTTCTGCAGCTTCTCCAACTTCATTTTCAGCAAAAGATTTTAAATGTTCAATAACTGTATCAGCTATTCCTCCACAATCTTCTTCATATTTTCTAGCAGTTCCTAGATAAAAATATAAATATTTCTCTTTTTTTAGCTTCTTTTATTCCAGCATCAATAGCTTCTTTTCTTGTATCATATAAATCACTATCATAGTAATCTCCATCGAAACTATAGACATATTGTTTTTTATTCATTTTCTTCTCCAATCTTTGCATAATTAATTTTTAATAATATTTCTCCATCCATTCTTCATTTTTTAAAGCATTATCAATTATTTCTATTTCTAAAGTATTATCTTTTAAATAGTATAGTAAATTAAAATTACCTTTATTAGGAATAGAAACAAATGGAGAAAAATTTTCTTCATCCATATGAGCAACTCCATATTCTATTTTTTTTAATTCTCCTGTTCCCCATTCTTTCCATTGACATTTTAAAATATCTCCTTCATAAACTTCTTTATCATTTTTATCAACACAGAATAAGAATTGTAGTAAACAATAATCTTCTCTTTGCTTAATCTCAATAGAATCATTTTGAAAATCTATCAAACCTGAATATAGTTCTAAAACTTTATTTTTATTAAAAGTTTCTGAATTTACTATAAATCTTTTATTTTTGTTATCCCATATTCTAAATTTAATTTTAGACTTGTTCTCACTTATCCACACCTCTTTCATTATTCCAACTCCTTTAATCTTTCCATATATTTTTGATTACTCTAATACCTCTCTTTTGCTCTCCCAAGTGAATTCTCTATACTTACATTCACTTTTTAATCTATCGTAAATCTTATCAACACCTTTTATTTTTAGATGCTCTTTTATTTCTCCTGCATCTAAATTAGTTGTTATTAGAATAGGCTTTCCTGTTCTGTATCTTTCATCAAAAAGTCTAAATAACTTTTCTTCTCCCCACATTTTGCCATTCTCTCTATTGATATACTCACTACCTAAGTCATCAATAAATAATAGATCCACATCTTTAACTGCTTGGATTAACTTTTCTTCTTCATCTGTACTAAATCTAATTTTATTGAAGTAAGCACCAAGTGAAAAACTCAACACTGAAAAGCCTTTTTCACTCAACTTATTACATACACAGTTAGCTAAAAATGTTTTTCCAGTTCCTACTCCTCCAGAAAATATATAACCTTTATTGCTTGTTGAAAATGTTTCAGCATATTTATAAAGTTCTTTGTAAATTTCCTTTTCTTCAGCATTAGTTATTTTTTTAGAATTAGAGAAAATAGCACTTTTAGAGTTTCTATCTGTGATGCTTAGATCCTGGAATCTTTTTAGTCTTGCTTGTACTCTATAGCTTCTCATACAAGCACAGTCACGAGACATTGTATAACCTTCATGTTTATACTCTTGTATTTCTCCACACTTCTCGCATCTTTTTAAAACTATATCTCCATTTTCTAAGACTTCATTTTTTTCTTCTTTTATATTTATTAAGCTAGGATTTTCAAGCATTTTTATTATTTCTCTTATTTGTGTTACTGACATATTACTCACCCCACTTTATTTTTTTAGTTTCCTGAGTAGATGCAGGAATACCTATATTTTTATGAATTATTTTTTGATTTAAATATTTTTCAAATTTAGAGCCAAATAAAGTCTCAGGACACAAATATTTTTCCATATCTGTATTTAGCCATTCACTGCATTTTTTATCTATAACAGTTTTAAAATCTTCTAGTGTATAGCCTTCATTTAACCTTGCTTGGATATGTCTAGTTGTACTTTTAGAATTGGATTTATATTTAGTTCCTGCTTTCTCATTCAAATGATTTACAACTTCATCAATTTCTTTTATATATTGTGTATTGTTCTTTGTGTTTTTTTCATTGTGTATTGTTATACCTGCAAAATTTGTAGGTGGTGTACCTACATTTTTTGTAGGTGGTTCTTCTGCAAAATTTGCAGTAGCATTTTTTGTACCTACATTTTTTGTAGGTGGTGTAGTGACATTCTTTAAATAATAAACATTAACTTTTCCATTATTTTTTTTAATTTCTATTAGCCCTTTTTCTTCAAGTTGCTTTAAATATTTAACGATAGTTCTATAATCTTTTATTCCTGTAACTTTACATAATTTTTCTTGACTAGGAAAACATTTCCCTTCTTTATCAGCATATCTTGCTAAAAGCATATATATTAGCTTTTCCATAGCTGTTATATCTTCTCTATCGACTAAATCATTTTCTAACCAGAACCAATTTTTTTCTCTAATGTCCCTCATAAAATAAAACCTCCTAAGTATTTTGAGAACCTTGGCTGTTCTCTCTTTATTAATTCAATTAGTAGAGCTTGTACATAAGAACCTGCCAAGGTGATGAACAAGCCCTACCAATTCAAGTAATAAAAAAGTTAAATTGCTTTTTACCTTCTAAAGTTTTATAATTATTTATATAAAAGTTTGAGGAGGTAAAAAATGAATTTAGATTGCATAAGAGACATTCTACTAGAAGTAGAAGAAAAACTATTTATCTCAGTAGAAAGAAAAGTTAAATGGGGTGGAGAAGGATATTATCCATATGATGATTTTGAAATTATAGTTTCAAGTCATCTTTCTAGTCATAATGATTTAAAATATCTATCTAAATATAGTCCAGATAAAATCGAAGAAAATTCTGTGATATTAAGTAAATATGGTTTACTAAAAGAACATATTAATATAGTAAATCGTTATGAACTAACTCCTGAAGGTCATTTATTTTTAGCTGATATTAAAAATGATGAAAATTGGCTAAAAATAAAAGAAATCTCTGATAAAATAGGTTTTTCTTCTCTTGATAGTGTTAAAGAAATCATCTCTTATTTAAGAAAATCACTTATTAATGATTGCTTCATTACTCATATCTAGTACTTCAATATTTCCAATATTACCTATTTCAATGATTATACTCTCATTTACTCCTCGAGGTGTGTAATCATTTTTTATTTCAACTCTCTTTAAATACAATAACTTAACTCCATTAATTTCTACATAATCTCCTTTTCCTGTTCCCTTAATAATTTTGATGTTATTTTTTTCCATTATTACTCCTTTCAAAAAATATAAATTTATGTTATTATGTAATTAACCTATCATAAAAAAGGGGGTGGTTCTACTATTGGAAGCACTTTTGACTCCTTTTGTTCTGTTCACCTTTTTTATACAGAACTGTACAGCATAGGTAATTATAGAAAGAGAAATTTTCTCTTTCTATTTTTTATTGTAAGGGGATAAAACATAAGAAGTTAAATCCTTAGCTTTATCCAGTAGCTACACCTTACACAGATAGCTATAAGGGAGGAGCTCACTTTCTTATGAGGGGAGCAGTGAGCAAGGATCTTATAGCTATTTGTCTAAGGAATAACCTTAGAATTTTATACGATTAAATCGGAATTATAAATTAAAAAAAATAATAGGTAAACCTAATGCTTCTTGTAATTTCAAAAGACTTTGTAATCTTGGAAATTTACCATCTTTAAGTTTCAAAAGAATTTCTGAAACTGCTTGTTTTCTATGTCCCATTCTGTTAGCAACTTCATATCTATTTAAATTGTTTTCTCTTAAGAATAAATCAATTTTTGAATATAGTTTTTGTGCAATTTCTTTTTCTTTTTTCTTTTCCATAAAAATCACCTCTCCTTATTGTATCCGTTTTAATAGGAAATGTCAAGAGTATAAAACGTAAAAAGTCAAGAGAAATAAAAAACCACTAATTAAAGTGGTTTTAGTGTCATATTTTGTTATTTTTATATTTTAGAAAAGATAAAAATTATTTATTTTCTTTTTGCTTTAATTCTTCTGCCTCACATAATAATTCTAACATTTTTGTATCTACTCCATCATTATCTTTTCCATGAATTGCTTCTATTATAGGATGCCACATAACAATACCTCCCCAAAATTATATAATATATTTAATCTATATCCTTGTACTATATAGTAACATATATATTATATTTTTTCAATCTATTTTTGAATGTTTTAAGCTCGTGCAATTAATTTCTTTTATTTTATTCTTTTCTGCAATCAACTCTTTAATATATTTAGTTTTCCATTTTTTATATAACTCTATTATATTCATATAAAATTTATCTTTTTTTCCATTAGAGTTGAGAGTAGCTATATAAAAATAATTTAATTCAACATATGAAAAAAACAACTGATGTAAAGAATTATAAACAATTTCGTCATCTGCTATGTCTGAAATAAAATTCATAGCGATATACTCTAATTTATTCAAATTTTTAAAATACATTTCTTTCATATCATAATCTAATTTTTTTTTGAAGTATGATAAATCTTTATTATATTTTATTTTAAAATTAAATTCTTTAGTTTCTTTTCTATTAAGTTCTTTTTTTGTAAACTCTTTAAAACCATTACTTAAATATAAATAATCAATATTATCTTTCTTATATTCACTATCTTTAAAAAAGTCTTGTGCCATCAATGCTATAATAGAATAGTCTATTTTATAGATTTCTTCAAAAACATTTACATTTTCTTTAATATTATTTTCAGCTAATACCTTTTCTATTTTATCTTGTTTTAAAATTTCTTCCATTTCATTTTGATTAAATTCTTCAAAAATTAATTTGTTGTTATCGTTTATTTTTAATGATGACAATATTTTTGTCAAAGAGGTCATTTCAAGTAAATTTGTTATAAATGTACAATTTACAACAAATTGTTCAAACTCTTTCGCCATTTCTGTTGCTTTTTCTCTTTTTTGGTAAGTAAATTTTGCTTCGTAATCTTTTCTGGCTAATTTTAATTGTTTGTAAATAAATCTCAGTCCAATTATAGTTGTAACAAGTGTTCCTAAATTAATCCAATCAGATACTTCCATTTTTAATTCTCTCCCCTCAATCTTTTTATTTCTTCAAACATCCAAAAATTAGTTTTACTTTCTTTAACCTCAAATTCCTCAACTATATCATCACTAGGAAATAAAAGCCAGCTGGCAAACAAATTAGCTTCATCTTCAATTTTACTTTTCCTTAGTATTTTTGTATTATCAATTAAAAACTGTATCCTATTAGAAGAATGTAAAATAGCATGTCCAAGTTCATGAGCACAAACTAACTTTTGGTCAAATTCACTCAATTCGCTATTAATAAATATGTATTTTCTTCTTAATATTTTCTTGAAAAATCCTCTTACTTCTCCTAGATCCTGGTATATTATTTCAATATTTAATGCTCTAGCTAATTTAAAAGGATTCCTAGTTCTATGCCTTGCAATTAAATTTAATACCCTCAGTTTTATATTCATTTAATCACCAACTTTATTTCTTTTTTTGGTTTTTCTTTTTAGCATCAAAAAATGCATCCTGAATTGCCATAAGTACCTTTTCTTTATCCTCTTGTGATATGCTTTCATCATTAAACATCAGTGCAGACTGCTCAATTATATCCTCAAATTGTTTTTTACCTCTGCTATTCAATTCTTTATATAGTGGGTTTTTTAATATTTTTACACCTATGTCTTTAGGAACGAAGCTTGAAAATAATTCTCCACGTTCTTCTTCTGTTAATTTCAAAGCTTTAGATATTTTCTCTAATGTTTTAATAGTAGATTTATTTTTACCAGTCTCAATATCTCCTACTGTTCCTTTTCCTACTCCAGCAAGTTGAGCAAGTTGAACTATTGTTAGATTTCTACTTTCACGCAATTTTTTTAAAACTATTGCTGTGCTTTCCATAAAGATACCTCCTATTCTTAGTATTTTTTATTATTATAAACTATTTCCGATTAAAATAGAAATTTTTTCTTGACTTATCCGATTAATTAGGATATAATAAAGACAAGATAAGAAAAGATAGCAATTTTAAATTTTTTTAAATAAAATATCCGATTTAATCGGAATAAAAGGAGAAGAAAATGAAAAACTATGTTTTAGAATTCACAGATAATGAATGGACTTTATATCACTATGATGAAGAACTAAATAACTTACCTGATATAAAAGGTGCTGAAATAAATCAATACTTTAATGTTCCTGATTTAAGTTCTTTAGAAGATGAATATACTTCTATAAATGCTAATTGGGATAACATTGAAGAAGAAGGATATATAGACATAGAAATAACAGATCCAAAATCTAATGAAAGTTATCCTTTCAAAAGTAAATACAATAAATTTTCTGAATTCTTAAAAGATATTAAAGACTTAGAAAATGAAATAGAAATAGACAAAATGAATGTTAGTGATTGGGAGTATGAAAAAAGAGATCCTTATGGAAGTAGAGGGCTATCAATAAGAGATTTTATATAAGGGAGTGTAAAAGCTCCCTCTTAGGAGGATAAAATGGAAAACTTACTAGAAAGATTTAATGAAAAGTTAGATTACTTAATACAGTTATATGAAGATATGGAAGAAATAAAAAATGGGATAGAGATAGCAAAAAATGGAATAAATACTGAATATAAAATATATAAAAATGAATTATTTTTAGAAGAACTAAATGAAAGATTAAAAAAGTAAAAGGAGAGAACTATGAATTGTAAGATTTTTAGAAAATACTGGCAAAGAAAAGAATTACAAGGACTTGAACAAACAAGACTTTTTAAAATAATAGAACTGCTTGAAATATGGGAGGGGAATGTCAATGCTAATTAAAGATAACTATGCTACAGCTGAGTTTAAAGATATTGTTAAATACAAAATAAAATGGACTTTTAAAATTCCAAGTATTATTAAATACAGTATTAAATGGATTTTTAAAATAATTTATAAATTTTATATGAATTATGTAGAACTATATGACTTTGATAATTTATTGTAGGAGGACAAAATGTGGAAGTGTAAAAAATGTGGTTGTGCAAATTTTAGAATAGCTATTAGTGGGTATGTGGACGTAGATTTTGATGAAGATGAGGAAGAAGAATTTTATGAAGATACACTAGAAGTAATAGATGAAGAACATATAGAGTGTTGCAGATGCAAAAACAAATCAAATTATATACGGGATATAGCTGACTGGGAAGATTAGGAGGAGAAAATGAAAACAATAAATATAAAAGGTAAAAATTATGTTCCAGTCGTTGAAAGACTGAAAGAATTTAGGACTTTAGAAAAATTTAAAAACTGGAGTTTAGAAACTGAATGGCTTTCAATAACTCAGGAAGTAGCAACTTGCAGAGTAATAATAAGAGATGAAACTGGAGTTTTAAAATCTACTGGAACAGCTATGGAGTTAAGAGATGAAAAAAGTTCACTTGTTAATAAAACATCTCATGTAGAAAATGCTGAGACATCAGCAGTAGGTAGAGCATTAGGAAATTTAGGAATAGGACTTGATGGAGATGAAGTTGCTTCTTATGAAGAAGTTTCTAGAGCCAAAAAGCAACAATTAATAAACTCTATTAATTCAATGGTAGATGAAAGAAACAGAGATGAATATGAAAAAGAATATAAATTATCTGAAATAGGAATGATGTCTATTGAAGATCTAGAAGTTCTTGAAAATCAACTAAAAATTAATCAAAAGACTTTGCTATGTGAAGCTATTACAAATATAGCAACAACCGAAGATATGGAAGGAATTTTGAAAAAATATAAAACTAAAAATCTTGGAAGTTTAGATTTAAAAGACCTTCAATCAACCCATGATATCTTAGTTAAGTTTAGTCAAAAATGCTCTCAAAAAGAATTAGAGGATTTAAAAACTTATTGTAAATTTGTAAACATAGATATGGAAAGTTATATCAAAGAACATTATCAAAAAGATACTAATAAATTAACTAAGAGAGAATATTCTCAAATGAAAAAGAAATTAAATAGCTAGGAGGATAAAAATATGAATTTAGTAGTTTTAAAAGGAAGATTGGTAAGAGATGTAACTCTATTATTTGGAAAAACAGGAACACCTTATACAAGCCTTGTTGTTGCTGTTAGTAGATATAGCAAAGAAAAAGATTTAACAGATTTTGTATTATGTACTGCTTTTAGTAAGACAGCAGAATTTATTGCTGAGTATTTTAGAAAAGGGCAAGAAATACTTATTAGAGGTAATGTAAAAGTTGATAACTATGAGAAAGATGGAAATAAAATAAGTAAACAATATATAGTAGTTGAAGCAGTTGAATTTGTAGGAACAAAAAAAGAAAATACAGAAACTAAGGAAGAAACTCAAGATAATGATGAGTTTCCTTGGTAATAGATAGGAGGATAAAATGAGAAAAATAATAGAACTTGACATAATATTACAATACTATGAAGCAAAATATAAAGTTGGAGAAAAAATAGATGTATATAGTATGAATTTAAATAAAAGTTGTTATGTTGGAGAAATTGTAAAAGAAATAAGAAAAACAGACATAAATTGTGGTGGAAATGATTATCTAATTACAACTGAAACAGGCAAAGAAATTTGGATATTTGAGGGACAACCTGGATTACAAGTAATTTGGGAAAATAAAAATGATTAGGAGTTAATTAAATGGAGAAATTAGGATACAGTAGAGCAACACAAAAATTAATATATGCAATTATGAATGATATTTCTAATTCCTTCACAGGTCAAGATGCAGGAAAAAAAGCTTATAGTCTAGACTTGGAAGAAACTAAGAAACAATTAAAACAAAGATTTTTAGAAGTCTATGATATGCAACCTCTAAAATCTCCAATTACATTTTTTTCTAAATATTTGGAAAAGAATAAAGATAAAACTATTGGAGAGATAGAAAAAGAGTTAAAAGAAACATTCATAAAATCTTTACAAAGTACTTTAATTGAGAACAAGACATTTAGTTTAGCACTAAATACATTGACACAAAGTCAAGCTAATGACTTGGTAAAGTGGTTGCTAGAAACTTGTATATATTATGATGTTCCACTGAAAATGGATGTTGAAAACCTAGCGGACCAGTATACTAAGGCTTATCATTATGTATGTTTAAAAAATAAAATCTGCTGTATTTGTGGAAAAGAACATGGAGTTTTACATCATTATGATAATGTAGCTCGTGTTGGTGGCTATAAAAATGATGATGGAAGGGAACTAAGGGTAATGTGCTTATGTTTTGACCATCACAATGAAGTTCATGCAATAGGAACAAAAGATTTTAGTCACAAATATCATGTTGTAGGAATTTATTTAGATGATAGGCAAATAAGAGAGTTAAAAAGGATTTACAAAGGACATTTTCAAGCTTTCAAGGAGAAAGAATAATGAGTAAAACGAAGCAACAAAAATTATTTGAAGAAAACTATAAAATTAATAAAGAAAATAATTGTTTTTATAGTGAATTTAATAGCGAAACTTTGCTAATAAGTAAAATTTGGGAATTTAACAGAAATATTTTATCACAATGGGCAGATGTTGATTTACTTATAGGTATAAATAAAAATACAACAAATATGAAAATGAAAAAAGGACTAACAACAATAGCTAAAAATTTAAGAGAAATAGCTGAAAAATTAGAAAATGCTACAAAAAAAGAATTTATAGATATTCAAGAAATGGAGTAAGTGAGGAGAAATGAAAATAAAAGAATATGCAACTGAAAGGATAAAAGAATAATGGAGGAGAAAATGTGGAGAGATAAAGAAAGTAAAAAGATAGTTTATTTAGAAAAAGTTGAATTTTGTGTTACAGATAAAAATGGAAATATTAAAAAAGTTTTTAGAGAAGAAAAATTTTATAACTGCGAGTCTTGGTTATATGGAAAAGAAATGACATTAGATGAATTAAAAAGAATTGCTGAATGGGTGGAGGAATAAATGGAAATAATGCATGGAGATGTAAGAGAAGAAATAAAAAAAATAAAATCTAATTCTGTAGATTGTATAGTCACTTCTCCTCCATATTGGAGATTAAGAGATTATGGTGATAATAGACAATTGGGTTTAGAAGAAACACCTGCAGAATTCATTCAAAATCTTTGTAATATTTTTGATGAATGTCATAGAGTTCTAAAAGATACAGGAACCTTATTTGTAAATTTAGGAGATAGCTATATTCATAGTAATAGCGTTAGTACATTAGGAAGAAGAGGTTTTTATAAGGATGCTAAAGATAAAATTTTAAAGAAAACAAAATGCATGGCCAAAAAGAAAAGTCTTGTTGGAATACCAGCAATGTTTATGATAGAGATGATAAATAGAGGTTGGATTCTTAGAAATAAAATTATCTGGCAAAAAACAAATGTAATGCCAGAAAGTGTAAAAGATAGATTTACTAATGACTATGAGGAAGTATTCTTTTTTACTAAAAAAGAGAAATATTATTTTAATAAACTGTATGAACCTTATGCAGATAAAACTTTAAACTCTTTTAAAGATGGTAAAATACCTAACTCCCATAAATATTTAGAAGCAGGTAAAAGTAAATGCGGAATGAGAGAAGGTAAAGAATGGATAAATATTGTAAGTGAAAAAGGTAGAAATATGAGGACAGTTTGGAGTATTGGAACTGTTGGGATAAAAGAAGCTCATTTTTCAACTTTTCCAAAAGAACTTGCTAAAAGATGTATATCTGCAGGTTGTCCAGGTAATGGTATTGTGTTAGATATATTTTTAGGAAGTGGGACCACTTTAATTGTTGCTAAAGAATTAGGAATGCATGGAATAGGAATTGAGTTGATAGAAAAAAATATAGATATTATTAATAAGAGGTTAAATGAGGAAGTGAGATAATGGAATTTAAAAGCCTGAAATTTTTTTTGGCTTTATAGATAAAGAAATAAAAATAGATAATATTTATTAATAGGAGTTGATAGAAATGAATGAGCTACAAATTATAGATGAAAGAGAAGTATTAGGAAAGCAATTAAGAATATATGGAGATTTTGAAAATCCTTTATTTTTAGCAAAAGATGTTGCTGAATGGATAGATTATGATAAAGAAAAAGTTGGTCAAATGTTAAATACTGTTGATATTGATGAGAAAATAACCTCACCGATATATTATAGTGGTCAGGTTAGAAATATGTGGTTTGTTACAGAAGATGGTCTATATGAAGTTTTAATGCAAAGTAGAAAATCAATAGCGAAACAATGGAAAAAGAAAGTTAAGGCTATATTAAAAAGTATTAGAAAAAATGGTGGATATATAGTCACTAAAGAAAATGATACTCCTGAAATGATAATGGCTAGAGCAGTGTTAGTAGCTCAAAAAACAATAAATGAGCAAAAAGAAAAAATACAAAACTTAGTAGAAGAAAATAAAAGTCAAAAGCAGATAATAACTGAACTAAAGCCAATGAAAGAATATATGGATACAATTCTTTCAAGTAATAATACAATAACAATAACACAGATTGCAGCAGATTACGGACTATCAGGGCTTAGACTAAATAAAATATTACATGATGAAAGATTTATAAGAAATGTAAATGGTCAATGGCTTCTATACTCTGAACATATGAATAAAGGCTATACAAAGTCTGAAACTATAGTAATGAAAAGAAAAGATGGAACAGATAAAGCAATACCAACTACAAAATGGACTCAAAAAGGTAGATTGAAAATACATAATATTTTAACTAATCTAGGATTTTTAGCTAATATGGACAAAGAAAAGAAAATTTCTTGAAGGAGGAAATATGGAACAAAAAAGAGATGATATAATAAAAAATACAGTAGTTGAACAAATTGAAGAACTTTATAAAAAATTAATTTTAAGAAAAAAGGCTTCATAAATGGAAAAAGTAGCTATTTATATAAGAGTTTCTAAAAAAGAACAAAGTAAGGATAATGGGAGTGAGAGCTCCCTTAACATCCAGTTAAAAAAATGTTTGGACTACTGTAAAGAAAAAAAATATGAAGTTTTAAAAGTTTATCAAGATATTGAAAGTGGAAGAATAGACGACAGAAAAGAATTTAATGAACTATTTGAAGCTATTAGTAAAAAGATCTATACTAAAATAGTTTTTTGGGAAGTTTCAAGAATAGCTAGAAAAATATCTACTGGAATGAAATTTTTTGAAGAACTAGAATTATATAAAATTACTTTTGATAGTATATCTCAACCATATTTAAAAGACTTTATGACTCTCTCTATATTCTTAGCTTGGGGAGCTGAAGATATAAAACAAATGTCTTTGAGAATAAGAAGTAATTTAGAAGAAAAGACAAAGGCAGGATATTTTGTTCATGGGAATCCTGCTACTGGATATATCAGAGGAGAAAATAAAATGATTGTTCCTGATCCTGAAAAAGCTCCTTTTATTCTTAAGATTTTTGAAACTTATGCTGAAACTCATAACTTATCTGAAGTTGGTAGAAGATTTAAGAAAACAAGATCAGATATAGTGGAAATAATTGATAATAAAATTTATATTGGTTATGTTCCTTTTAGAAGATATGTTAAAGAGTTGAATGAGAAAAAGAGAAAAGAAAGCAGAAAAAATATAAAATGGTATAAGGGGCTCCATGAGCCTATTGTTCCTTTAGAATTATTTGAATTTTGTCAGTCTCTAAGGGAAAAAAATATGAAAGTTAGAGCTTCTTTTGGAAATGCAAAACCATATTTATTATATTCTTCTCTTATATACTGTAAATGTGGTTGTAAAATGTATCAGCAAAAAAGAAAAAAAAGCTATGAGACTAAAAATGGAAAAGTAACTCGTACTTACTATTCATATACTTGTGTTAATAGAAAATGTAGAAAAGTTTTCTCAGCAAAAACAATGGATAAAGCAATAAAGGATCTTATTTTAAATTCAAAAGAACTTGAAGAACTAAATCAATATAGCTCTAAAGATAAAAAGAATGAGGAAAAGAAGTTTTTAAAATTAAAAAATGACTTGAAACTACTTGAAAATGAAAAGGAAAGAGTAATAAATTTGTTTCAAAAAGGTTATATAAATGAAGAAGAACTTGATAATAAATTTAAGGATATCAATAACGATTTAAAGATAACTAAGGAAAAAGTTAGTGAATTTGAAAAAATCTTAAATATTTCAACTCCAAAAGATATAAAGATTTTAGAAAAACTAAAATTCATAATTGAAAATTACGATGAAGAAGATATTATCGAAACAAAAAAGATTTTAAAAATATTGATAAAAGAAATAAGAATAATTTCGTTTAAACCTTTGAAACTTTCTATTTTATTTTATTGAAAAGCAACTTTATATAAGTTGCTTTTTATATTTTTTTTAATTTTTATAAATTTAGTGTATAATAAGTAAAAACTATATTAAAAGAAAGTTTGTCTAATATAATAAGTATAGGAGATTCTTATGCCGAAAAATAAATATACAAAAGAAAGAATTAAAAAAAATATTGATTCAAAAAAATTTTTAAAAAAAATAAAAAGAAAGAAAAATTTATCAAAAAAAAAGAAAAATGGTAGTAGAGATGTTCTTTTAGAGAAAAGTATAGAGTGTCCTGAAGTTTTTTCAATTTCTGAAAATTTTATAAATACTCTAGCTGTTCTTGAAAAAATTAGAAATCATTCTATGGTTACGCGAAAAAAAATTTTACTAAATATGAAAAATGTAGAAAAAGTTGATGCTGATGCTCTGATGTATTTAAAATATATAGTATATGAGGCAAGAGAAATAAAAAAAAGAAATTGCATAATGGCTTTTATTGGACCCAAAGATACTAAAATTAGAAACTTTCTGTATGATTCTGGTTTTGTTATTAACTATAAGAATAATAAAAAAGACCCTGTAGATAGAAAATTGAATAGAAGATATTGGGAGACTATGGATGATTACAAGCTTGGTCAGGAAACTGAGAGTTTTAAAATTAGAAGTGGAAATAAAATTATTATAGAGGAAATTAAAAATATAGTAGATTTTTCAGTAAAAAATGTTTCTGAAAATTCTAAAATTACATTAAGAAATTCTTTATATACAATGATACATGAACTAATGGAAAATACTATTTCTCATGCTTATTTAGATAAGCAAAATTTCATTCATAAAGACTGGTTACTTTTTGCTGAAAAAAGAGATAATATAATATCCTTTATTTTTTTAGATACAGGATTAGGTATTCCTAGAACAGTTGTTCAAAAAAACTTGGATAAAATATTTGAAGTCTTTGGTTTGATTACAAATGAAAGTGATATACTTTTATCTACTTTAAAAGGTGAGGAAAGAACTAGAACAAAAGAAGTAAATCGTGGAAAAGGACTTCCTTATGTATATAGTTTATTCAAAAAAGAATGTATACAAAATTTGAGAATAATTTCTAATAAAGCTTGTTTTAATTTAAACAATAATATTGACGTAGAAAAGCATTTACAGGGAACATTTTTTTATTGGGAAATAAATTTAAATAATTATAAAATAGAAACTGAGGTGAAAAATGAAATATAAAATTTCAGAAGAATTTACTGATGCTCCTGGTGGAAGATTTAAACACTTAGGAAACCATTCAGGAGAAGAGTTTAGAGATGATATTTTAATTAATATATTAAATGATTTAAAAGATGGAGAAAAACTTATACTTGATTTAGATGGGGTTTATGGTTATCCGCCATCTTTTTTAGAAGAGGTTTTTGGAGGTTTAGTTAGAAAATATAATTATAATTTTGAAAAAATTAAAATGAAAATTGAATTTATATCATTGGAACAACCAGAAAGAATAAATGAAATTAATGATAATATAATAAGAGCCGAAAAAGAAAGAGAGAAAATTCAACATGAAAAATCTTAAAATTATTAATTATATAAAATATTCTGTCTGGGGTTCTTTATTTATTCTTTTTATATATACATTAATTTTAGGAATTTTTAATTATAATCAATGTTTTAATTTTTTTAAATTTACTTTTTTTGAGGCTATATATCTATTCCTTACATTACTTAATATAATACTTTTGATAGAATTATATAATTTTTTTTCAAAATCAATGAATGAAAGTGAAAAAAAAGACAATTTTATTTTGAAAATGCTAGAGTATATATCAGTTAATTTATTAACTAAAGAATTAATTGAATTAAACAATGAAGATGATTATAAAAAATATTTATTAACTACTAAAAATATAAAAAATCGTTTGATATTATTAAAAAATATTTCAGAAAGTCATTTAAATAAAAATATTTTAAAAAAAATAGATAATATAAAAATTTCTTTTGAAAAATATTGCGATCTTTCTTCAGAATATATACAGAACTATGCTTATTTTAATTCTCAAAAATTATCTTTTGAAAAATCTTTTGAGCAGATTAACTTTGAAATTATTGAAATTCAGGCTTTGATTTTAAAATTTGAAATGTAAAAAAGGAGTGATATGAATGGAAGATAAAATTAAACAGTTAGCTAATATAATTAAAAACTCTAAGCATCTTGTATTCTTCACTGGCTCTGGTGTATCGACCGATAGTGGATTGAAGAGTTTTAGAGGTAAAGATGGACTATACAGTAGTTTATATAAAGGCAAATATAGACCAGAAGAAGTATTAAGTTCAGACTTTTTTTGCACACATAGAAAAATCTTTTTAGAATATGTTGAAGAAGAATTAAATATTAATGGTATAAAACCTAATAAAGGGCATTTAGCATTAGCTGAATTAGAAAAAATAGGTATATTAAAAGCTGTAATAACTCAAAATATAGATGATTTACATCAAATGGCAGGAAATAAAAATGTTCTGGAATTACATGGAAGTTTAAAAAGATGGTATTGTTTAAGTTGTGGAAAAACATCAAATAAAAATTTCTCATGTGACTGTGGTGGAATAGTTAGACCTGATGTTACTTTATATGGAGAAAACTTAAATCAAGATGTAGTTAATGAAGCTATTTATCAAATAGAACAGGCAGATACGTTAATAGTTGCAGGTACAAGTTTAACAGTTTATCCAGCTGCATATTATTTAAGATACTTTAGAGGTAAAAATCTAATTATCATTAATAATGAGAATACTCAGTACGACAATAATGCTTCTTTAGTCCTAAATAATAACTTCACAGAAGTGATGACTAAAGTTTTAAATGTTCTTAAAATGGGAGTTTAATCTCCCTTTTTTTAATTCGGTAGGTAATGTTAGTAGGCTCAGTTGACACGCCTGCTCCTGTAAAGAAAACAAGATGTTTAGAATTTTTAATAATTTCAGCTAGTTTTTCAATTTTGTTTTCCACTTACATCACCTCTAAAAAAGTATAACATAGTTAAGAAAAAAATAAAATAGCAAGAGTTTTTTAAATGTGTTAAAATTAAAAACCTTTTTAGCTTCAATTTTAATTTTATCTATATATAAAAATTAATAAAAATGTTATAATATCTCTAGAATTTCATATAATTATAAGAGGGGGAATTATGATTATTTTTGATAATATTAATTATAAAGTATATGATGATTTAAAAAAAGAAATAAAAAAAGGAACTAAAATTGCAATCTCTGCTGCTTATTTTTCAATTTATGCTTATCAAAAGTTAAAAGAAGAATTAGAGAAAATTGATGAATTTAAATTTATTTATACTTCACCAACTTTTACAAAAGAAAATTCTTCAAAAGACAAAAGAGAATTCTATATTCCTAGAGTATCAAGAGAAAAAAGTCTGCATGGAACTGAATTTGAAGTTAGACTAAGAAATGAAATGACACAAAAGTCAATAGCAAAAGAATGTGCTGATTGGATTAGAAGAAAAGCTAAATTTAAATCTAACATAACTAATGGTACAATGAATAATTTTATTTTTCTTGACAATGAAAGTAAATGTTCATACACTCCTATACAAGGCTTTACTCTTGTTGATATTGGATTAGAAAAAGGAAATAATATAAGTAATATTGTTATGAAAGTTGAAAATAATGAAAGCAAAGTTTTTTTAGATTCATTTAATGAGATTTGGAAAGATAAAAATAAAGTAGAAGATGTAACAGAAGAAATTATTGAAAGTATTAGTATTGCATATCAAGAAAATTCTCCAGAATTTATATATTTCTTTACCTTATATAATATTTTTAATGAATTTTTAGAAGATATTTCTGAGGATAATTTACCAAATGAATTGACTGGTTTTAAAGATACAGTTATTTGGAATATGCTCTATAACTTTCAACAAGATGCTGTTCTAGCTGTAATAAATAAATTAGAAAAATATAATGGTTGTATTCTGGCTGATAGCGTTGGTTTAGGAAAAACTTTTTCTGCATTAGCTGTGATGAAATATTATCAAGAAAGAGGAAGGAACATTTTAGTTTTATGTCCTAAAAAGTTATATGGAAACTGGAATACATATAAAAATAATTATAAAAATAATCCTTTAGTCAAAGATAGATTTCGTTATGATGTCTTATTTCATACAGATTTATCAAGAGAAAAAGGCTATTCAAATGGAACTAATTTAGAAGAAATTAACTGGGGAAATTATGATTTAGTTGTTATAGATGAAAGCCATAATTTTAGAAATGGTGGACAAATTTCAGGTGATGATGAAAAAGAAAATAGATATTTAAAACTTATGAATAAAGTTATGAAACAGGGAGTAAAAACAAAAGTTCTTATGCTTTCAGCTACACCTGTTAATAATCGCTTCAATGATTTAAAAAATCAATTAGCTCTAGCATATGAAGGAAATAATAAAGAATTCGAGAAAAAATTAAATTTAAATAAAGATATTGATGCCATTTTTAAAAAAGCTCAACAAGTTTTTAATGAATGGGGCGACTTAGAAGTAGAAGAAAGAACTACAAAAAATTTACTTTCAAAATTAGATTATGATTTTTTTGAATTATTGGATAATGTAACAATAGCAAGAAGCAGAAATCATATAAAAAAATATTATAATACTGAAAAAATCGGTAATTTTCCTGAAAGATTGAAGCCAATATCTATTCGTGAAAAATTAACTGATTTAAAAGGAGCTGTAAATTATAAAGAAATTTATCAAACTTTAAATAATTTAACTTTAGCAGTATACACTCCTTCAAATTATATTTTAATGTCAGCATTATCAAAATATGACTTTGAAGATAATAGAAAAAAGAAAAACTTAACACAACAAGGTAGAGAAACTGGTGTTAAAAGACTTATGCAAAAAAATTTACTCAAAAGGTTAGAAAGCTCTGTCTATTCATTTGAAATAACAATTACTAAAGTTAAAAGCTATATAGATTTTATAATAGATAAAATTAATAATCTAGATAAAAATAGTTTGCTTAATTTTGAAGATTTTAATAATGATGATTTCGATTTAGATGATCAGAACACTGATTTTTTTATTATTGGAAAAAAAGTTAAATTCGACTTAAAAGATATGGACTATATCTCTTGGAAAAGAGAATTAGAAGAAGATTCTGAAAATCTTGCATTATTAATTTCTATGATAAAAGATATTGAACCAAAGTATGATAATAAACTTCAAAAATTATTAAAATTAATTGATGAAAAAATAAAAAATCCTATCAATGAAAATAATAAAAAAGTTATTATTTTCACTGCATTTGCTGATACAGCAAAATATCTGTATGATAATATTGCCGATTACATTTTAAAAAAATATGGATTAAATACAGCAATGGTTACAGGTTCAATAGATGGAAAAACCACTATTAAAGGACTAAAAGCTGATTTAGATAAGGTTCTCACATTATTTTCTCCTATTTCGAAAGGAAAAGATATAAATAATGAACAAGAAATTGATATTTTAATAGCAACTGATTGTATATCAGAAGGTCAAAACTTACAAGATTGTGATTATTTAATAAATTATGATATTCACTGGAACCCTGTAAGAATAATACAAAGATTTGGAAGAATTGATCGTATTGGGAGTAGAAATAAAGTTATTCAACTAGTAAATTATTGGCCCGATATAAATTTAGATGAGTATATCAATTTAAAAGCAAGAGTTGAAAGTAGAATGAAGATATCTATTATGACTTCAACTGGTGACGATGATTTGATTAACCAAGAAGAAAAAGGTGACTTAGAATATAGAAGAAATCAATTAAAAAAATTGCAAGAAGAAGTTGTTGATTTAGAAGATATAAATGGTGGTATTTCTATTATGGATTTAGGTCTAAATGATTTTAGGCTTGATTTGATAGCTTATTTAAAAGACTATAAAAATCCAGATAAAATTCCTATGGGACTTCATTCTGTTATTTCAAAAAAAGATGATTTAAAACCTGGTGTTATTTTTATTTTAAAAAATTTAAATAAAGAGATCGATATTAATAAGCAAAATTATCTACACCCATTTTACATGGTGTATATTTCAAATGAGAGCGAAGTTCTAATAAATCATTTAGCCATTAAAGATTTATTAGATACATTGAGATTCTTGTGTAAAAATAAAAAAGATACAGACAAAGAAGCTGTAAAACTATTCAATAAAGAAACAAAAGATGGACATAAAATGAATAAATACTCTGAACTTCTATCTGGTACAATTAAGTCAATTATTGAAGTAAAAAATGAAAACGAAATAGATGCAATTATAAGTGGAAAAGATTTTAGCTTTTTTGCTGAACAAATAGATGGCTTAGATGATTTTGAACTTATCTGTTTTTTAGTTGTGGAGTGATAAATATGTTATTAGGTTTACCAGAAAAATCAGAAATAAAAAAAATTGTAAGTAAAAAACAAATATATGAGAAATACTCAAAAGAATTTAATAGTGCCCGAAAGAAAAGCTTTAATGATGAGATTGAAAAAATTACTTTTATTAATGAAATTTCAAAATATTCTGTGAATTGTGAAGAAGGAAAAGAAGTAAAAAGAATTTTTGTTATTAAAATAGATTTAAAGGAGAAAAATTTTTCTGATGAAAATATTTCTCTCATATCAAAATTATTTAATCAAAAAATAATATTTCTTTTAAGTAATGAAGATAAATTTTCATTAGCTATATATCAAAGTAAGTTATTTAAAACTAAATTCAATAATCTTGAATCCTTCTCTTTAAAAGTTGAAGGATTAAATCTAGATAAAATTTGGGAGAATTTTGTCCTATTTATATCTGGCTATCAACTAACAAATGAAAATGACCTTAATGCTCAAATAGATATTGAAACTAAAAAAGAAAAATTAAGAAAAGAAATAGAAACTTTGGAAAAGCAAGCTAGAAAAGAAATTCAAGTAAAAAAAGCCTTTGAGCTACATAAAAAAATTAAATTTTTAAAAAATGAATTGATAAATTTATAA